CCCTGATTAACAATATCACTTAGTGTCGTAGCAATATTGGAAAGAAATCCACCATCACCAACAAAAAATGTTGCTCCTACATTACCGGTAATATCTAGTACATTTGAAGCTGCACCATTTGCCGTCAAGTAAGAAGAACCTGAGGGCCCCACATGTAGGTTACTTAAAATTTCGACTTCACCAGTGAACGTCTGGATATTAGTCTTTACCATTTGTTATAGTACGATACTTTTTTTCTACAGAAAATCTTATACGTTTGGAGAATATATAAGATTTTTATGTTTTTGATGGGATTTTGTTTAGTAGCCAAACGTAGCCAATATTGTGGAACTTCCACCAACTCTTTCAACTACAGATACAACACTTCCATCTGAATTTGAAGACATATACTCTACAAAGACATCATACCCATCCTGAGCATCTAGAGCGTTGCTAGTAGTTAATGTCACTTTGTTACCAGTTGTGGTAACAGTGGGACTCCATGGATTTGTATTGGTTTGATCACCAAAGATGTTTTTAGTACCCACGGCTATGTTCTTTGTTGGGGTATCTCCGCTTTTACGTCCACCCGAAACTTCTAAAATCATTGTACTAAGATCCTCGTCACCATCTATGAGTTGTGCCGTAATCTTCGCATAAAAGATGTTTGATGTGAAATTTATATCAACTAGGGGAGTTACACCCGTAGTAACAGTTCTAGAAACACTATAGGTCTTTTTAGTGACACCTCCAGTATTTGTGATGAGACCACCAGTGACATATACGTTATTACCTACAGTCAGGTTTGAGCTTACATATGCATTACCAACCACGTGAAGATTGGAACTGGGTGTCGCGGTTCCCAAGCCAACACTCGCCTCAGATGCATCTACGTACAGAATATTAGAACCAACTTTTAGGTCACCCCCACCCGTGATTCGCATCTTTTCTTCATTATGCACCGAAAAACGGATGTGTTGAGAAGATGGTGTATTGAGATGTGTTGGTCCAGAGGCTGTCTGTTTAAGGGCGAAATTAGTAGAACTATTGTGACCGAAATGTGCGAATGTTGCGTGATTATCATCTGATCCGTTATATCCTATGGCAGCGCGACCGAGGAACGACGTTTGATTTGCGTTGGGTCCCGCGTGTATATTTGAGGACACATACACATTTCCATTGACATGAACGTTGGCATCCACATTAGCGTTCGTCCCGAAACCCACATTCCCTACGTTATAGTAAATGTCTGAGCCCGTAGTGACCCAAGGAGAAGTCACGAACGGGGCGTCATCTTCAAATAACGTTCCAGTGAATTTTATATCACCTTGAACGTGTAAGGTTTTATCGGGCTCAGTGGTACCCACACCAACCTTATTGTTTACAGCATCTACATGGAAAGTATTTGTATCTATAGTGACATTTGAGGAAATGTATGAATTACCCGTTACTTGAAGATCATATATAGGATTTGCTGTTTTAACACCAATTTTACCACTCGTTATTATACCTGTATTAGCATTTGTAAATTGTACAGTGTTTGAAGTTGTGTTGCCGTTAGCTACTACAGCTCCAAAAGTTGTCACAAGACCTGTGAGAGTACTACCATCACCATAGTATTGTGCAGCGTATACATTTCCTGTGACACCGAGACCACCTGAAACCTTAGCCGCACCTGTAGAGGTAGAAGTAGAAATAGTTGTATCAGTCACAGTGAGGCTATCCACCTCGGCATCTTCAAAGTTTACATGGGTTGCATGGATGTCACCCGACACCCCCACACCACCCACCACCTTTAGGGCACCAGTTGTTTTAGATGAAGCTGCAGTTGAATCTTCCACTGTTACACTATCAGCTGTCACATCTTCAAGATTTGCATGTGTTGCGTGAATATCTCCCTGTATACCCACACCACCACCAACTATGAGCGCACCCGAAGTCTTATCAGTCGCAGCTGTAGTATTTTGGATAGTTGCGCTATCGAGTGTCGCATTCTCAAAGTTTACGTCGGTCGCATGAATATCACCACCCACCCCGATACCACCTATGACAGTAACCGCACCAGATGTTTTATTTGTAGAGGCAGTAGCATCCGTTACAACAGAGGATTTGGAACGGGCGACAGCCACATTGGAGTTACCATGAATATCTAGTGTATACGCGGGAGCTGCCGTGAGTACACCCACGCGATTTGCCACTGAATCTACATGGAAAGTACTCGTATCTACTGTAAAATTATTTTGAACTTGGAGGTTACCCAAAACGTCTAGAGTTACATTGTTGCTATCTGCACCAATTGTTGTGTCAACATACCCATTTTGGGTATATCCGATAGAAAGACGTTCTGGTGATTCGTCTCCATGGTGGGCGATAGCTATATTGTGCCCGGGATATTCCATAATAATGCCCACATCAAGAGCAGTTTGTGTGTTATTGTTAGCGAGAGTCAATATACGATCTTTAATGACTGTATTATTTGAGTGAATTGCGACTATATCACCATTTTTAAAAATGTTACCCGTGACTTGTAAACCTCCAGAAATAACTATATCCGGACCAGTTTTGGTTATGATTGAATCTTCTAAGAATTTGTTAGAACCCACAATGGGAAACTTATTTGTGGAAAGTCCAGCTATAGAAATATTACTTCCTAGAGTTAAGTTTGATGTTACAAATGTATTACCGGTTACTACAACAGTATTATCTCCACCTTCATCAACGTAAAAATCTGTTCCTACACTTAGGGTGTGACCCGGGTCTGTGTTGGCTATACCGACATTCGAGAGAGAAACAAAACTTGTTTCTGTTCCAGTGAATTGAATAATATTTGAAGTTGTATTTCCATTTTCAGAGATGGATTGTAAAGTTGTTGCGATATTTGAAAGAAGTCCACCGTCACCCACGAATCTAGATGCGTACACATTATCTGTGACACCTAGACCACCCGCTATGATTACCGCACCAGAAGTTTTGGAGGTGGATAATGTTGTATCTTCAACAGTTAGGCTATCAGCCACGACATCTTCAAAATTGACGTGTGTGGCATGAATATTACCGGTAACCCCCAAACCACCAGCTATACGCGCAGCACCCGTGATTTTGGAGGTTGTTGAAGTGGTGTTAGTTACATGAAGACTGTCAAGTTCAGCTGCTTCAAAATTCACCGCACTTCCATGTATAGCACCAGTTACACCTAGACCACCTGTGACAACGAGAGCACCAGTGGTTTTAGAGTTTGTGACTGTACTATCAGTTATCTTAGTAATACCATCTAGTTCAGCTGTAGAACCAAACAATGCGCCAGATATACCTACACCACCAGTGACTTTGAGAGCACCAGTTGTTTTAGAAGAAGATGCAGTTGAATCAGTCACATTGACACTATCAGCTTCTACATCTTCTAAATTGGCGTGAGTTGCGTGAATATCCCCAACGACACCTAGACCACCAGCAACCTTAAGGGCACCAGTTGTTTTGGACGAAGTCGCTGTGGTATCAGCGATGGATACATTTGATGTCACAAACACATTACCTACGACGTGTAACTCAGCCGATGGTGTCACCGTTCCAAGTCCTACGGACTTGTTCCCTACATCCACATGTAAAGTATTAGTATCAACAGTTAGGTTTGAAGAAATATATGTGTTACCTACTACATGAAGGTTGGCGTCGGGTGTCTTTGTCTCTATTCCGACAGAATTGGTTGTGGAGTCTACATGGAAAGTATCTGTATCCACAGTTAAATTAGACGACACGTAGACATTACCAACCACATGGAGGTTGGCATCAGGTGCCTTTGTCTCAACTCCAACACTATGGGACACTGAGTCCACATGTAAAGTGTCTGTATCAACCGTTAAGTTTGAACTCACATAGGTATTACCCACAACATGAAGGTTCGCGTCAGGTGTCTTTGTCTCAACTCCGATAGAGTGGTTCACTGAATCCACGTGGAGGGTATCAGTATCCACAGTTAGATTTGACGACACATAGACGTTGCCCATCACATGAAGATTCGCATTTGGGGTTTTAGTTTCGATACCAACTGAATTTGTTGTAGAGTCGACATGGAAAGTATCTGTATCGACGGTAAGATCTTCGGAAATATAGGCATTACCCATCAAATGAAGAGTAGCATCTGGATAATTTGTTTCAATACCAACGAAATGTTTGTTTGTATCTACATGGAGAGTATTTATATCCACGGTTAAATTTGAAGAAATATACGTATTTCCAACCACATGAAGATTGGCATCTGGTGATGCAGTATTAATACCAATTTCTTTAGAAACTGAGTCAACAAAAAGTGTATCAGTATCAACTGTAAGATTATTCAGTACATTGAGAGTATTATTCAAAGTAGTTCCATATGTGAATTCTTTGGAATCTGCGTTATACATCAAAAGATTTGAGTTATTTACGTTTCTCACGGGGTTTATGAAAAGTGCGTTTTGTGTAGTAGTATTATTGAAACCCCCACCATCTGTACCACCATTTATGATAACAGATCCAGCAGCTTGACCAGTTGGGTATCCCGCGTAGTACCCTATAGCTATAGCACCCTCACCTTGATTAAACTTACCCGCACCATCACCTATAGCTATGGATTTCTGACCCTGATTTTGACTACCAGCATCTTTACCTAAAGCAATTGAATTACCTGCTTGATCCTGACCACCAGCATTTTCACCTATGGCGATAGAATACGCAGCTTGATTTTGAAAAGCTGCTTTATCACCAATAGCTATGGAACTTGCACCTTGCCCAGTTTCACCAGATCTTTCACCAATGGCGATGGAAGACTCTGCTTGTGTGACACTACCCGCCTTATAACCAATCGCTACAGAGTTGGATTGTTGACGATCATAACCAGCTCTGTACCCCAAAGAAATGAGATGCGCATTTGAACTTGAATGAATTGTTGTACCCGTATCTGTACCTATGAGTAAACGATCATACCCAGAATTATCCACGCGCCGAGTAGCGGCGATTGTTCCATTTACATCGAGATCTTTTGTAGGATTAATTTGATTTATACCAACTCGGTTTGATTCGACATCTACATGAAGTGTATTTGTGTCAACCGTTAAATTTGAGGACACGTAGACATTACCAACAACATGAAGTTCTGCGGATGGGGTCAATGTATTGATACCCACTTTGTCAACACCTGAATCTACAAATAAAGTATCTCCGTCAACTGTCAAGTCGGCGGAAATACTTGTATTACCCGTCACCACCAAAATATTTGAACCAAATTCGTCTACAAAGAGGTTTGAACCCACATCTAAAGTGTGTATGGGACTCGTATTGATAATACCAACATTTGATTCCGTAAAAATTTGACCGTACACGTGGACATTCATATCTTGACCAACGGGAGTAATCGTATGACCACCCGCACTCGAATTTGTATACGCAATTACAAATTCATTTGAAACTTCTCTAAATCCTATTGCAACATTTGCATCTGGATTTGGTCGGGTCATTATAAAACCAAGATCTAAAATTGAATCACCAACAACATTATCTTTACCAAGTTCCACTATAGCATCCTTGATGACAGTATTGTTCGAATGTAAAGTTGTGACGAGTCCGTTAAATGTCGCATCCCCATCGACCACCAAACTATTTTGAATATATGTACTTCCCAAAACAGTTAGGGTATTTGCAGCCGTTTGATTTACAAACACTTTAGAACCCACAGAAAGTGTATCTGTAGGTGTATTATTGGCTATTCCGACATTTGAAAGTGTCGTGACAGATGTGGACACGTTGTTAAAAGAAACTGTATTTGCAGTAACATTTCCATTAATTATAGCTGCTTCGAGTGTAAAATTAAGAATATCTTCGGCGATCGCACCAGAGTCCATCATTTCCTTGGTGACTTGATTGTAAGCCAACACACTAATATTTCTATCAGATAGATCCGTACGTAAACGTAGAGGTGTTATATACACGGAATCTGAAAAGGGTGTATCAATTTCCCCTTCAGTCGCATTGAACACGATCGTGTTTTCTGCCTGGTCGTTGGTACAGTTTTTACCGAACCTAATCTTGGTGGAACGTTCCACCGTCGGCAAGTTCTTGACCATTTAATATACAATGGCATTTTAATTCGCATAGAGGAGCGCCGCGAGGCCATTTTGAACCCGGAGGATATTATAATTCACGGCATATATAGGGTCTAGGATGTTCATAGACTCACTCATGAGTTTGACTGTATTTAGACGACTGAAATTTAGAGTTCCTGTGGGCTGAAGGGAACTTGTGGAAATACAGAAGGGATACAAGAAGAAATCTGGGGATGCCACAAAGTTGGTGTGATAATAGTGGCTTATATCAATGAAATGAGGTTTACCCCAACGATAGTTGGCCAAATCTACACCATTAACATTCAACTTGATTTTGTTGGTGGGTGATGTGAGAGCGCTATTAGTTGTAGTGTTAGAAGATGCCAAGTATTTCACAGGGTGATTGAATGTGAGTTCTTGTATTTTATTTCCAGATGGAATGCTCTTTTGTACTTGAGTGATGAGAAGATCGTGGGTGCGAGAAGCAATATTTCCACGCTCTTCAGTGTCGAGATAGTAATAATTGGCGTAACATTCTACATTATAGTTTGCAGCTTGGGATGCCCAATTAATCCTAATTTCCACATTATGGTAGTTTAATGCAACGATTGGGATAGCTAGACTAGGACTTTCACAATGGAAAAATCTGAGAGGGTAAAAAAAAGACCGAGCAGATATACCTGGGTGGGTACCTTGAGCACTCTTCGATACATTTGTGGCAAAAGTATCCACGGCAACGTTTTCTGTGAATACAGCATCTTGTTTATCGATAACGGACCCCCCAATTAAGAGCTCAACGCTTTCGATAATATTATCCCATCTTTGGGAATCGAGGGCGGTTGTATTATCATCTATAGTGAAATATACATGACCTAAAAGATCACCAGATCGTTCAAATTGAACACTGGATAACGAGTTGTTTCTCACCGCTCCGTGGATTGTTTGCTTTTCGACGGATTGTGAGAAATTAGCATGCCTTTTGAAAGTTGAATTGAAAAACGACACTTGGGGATCACCTACGATCCATTCATCCTGAGCGCCGGCTGCCATCAATTGAACAATACCTGGGGACATGGTATACTATAGTAAAAGGAGAAAATTACAGGTTGGCTTTTCTACACACGAAACGAATTATTAAAAAATTATCCTTAGCAGGACTTGATGGCACAATTGGGGTACCATCTTGATTACGAATAGTAACGGTGAAACGATCAATACTGCGAATCGGGTTCACATATTGAGTCACCAATGAATAGTTATCTTTGTAAAGAAATGTTGCAGTACCTTCACCAACAATACTAGCGAAAGAATTGCGAACAACACTTTTAGACGCTTGACCATTTGGTTCGTTAGAAGCACGTTCAGTGAAAATACTATCAAGTTCCTCGATGGAAACGTAACAGTGTTTAGTCGCCGTGGTGGTGTTAATTCTAGCAGCTAACAATTTAGCCTGTACAACATTTTTTAGGGGTTGTTGAAGATGACAAGTGAATGTATTGGCAGTAGTCTGTCCAATTGAATCAATAGTCACGGTGTGGTATTCGTGTTGAAGGTCTGGAATCAACTGAGTAGGAGTTGTAATCAGCGCCATATATTATTAGCTTAGATTAAAGATCCACCGATTCCATCTGTGATTTCATAACCACCAGCTTGCGCGGAGACCAACTTTTGGGCACCACAAACACCCCCTGGAGTTAAACCCTTGGCGTAAGGGCCACCTTTCTTACCAGAACCAGCGGTACACTCGAGTTCGACTGGGAGATCGAAGACGGAACCATCATTGGAAGTTTTGGTGGTAATGGGTGTGTACTTACTGCTTGTACTGGACTTAAGAGCCCCGAGAGCAGATATGACCAAGAGAAGAATAACAATCATGGTGAGAGCATTACGGCTGACACGATTGAGAGAGGAGAACATTTATAATGAACCAATATTTTTTTAAACTGCGTTAAAGGTAATTTTTTTAGTTTCTACATAGAGAGTAGATGGACGAAGAGATCGTAATCGATCGAGGAAATACCAGTGTTATGAAATTGGATGCAGATGAGCAGGCCATCATGGATGAGATTGAGATTTCCGCCCCCCGCCCTCAGCGTGTACCTAGACCAACTAGACCCACTTACAATGCACCTCCAATGGCACAGCAACAGGAAAGTATGGATGCCTTTGTGAACCCCAACAAACAGACTAACCAGAATGCTTCGGCTCCAGATGAAGAAATTGACTATGGTGATGGTGATGAAGATGCCAATTTTTTTG